CCAGCAACAACGCCGGCAACTCACAAGCCACCTATGCCGCCCAAGTTCAGAATCGACATCGACGAAAGCGGGGCGAGTTTCGTCCTCACCAACATCGGAGGCCCTGCGCGTAACATCTCCGTGTTTGCCGAAGCGGTCGAGGGAACCTACACGAACACATGGAACAACCATCTTGGAAGAACCGACAGCAAACCATGGGCGCTGTCCGACATTCATTTCTTCAACATTGGACTGCCGAAACTGCGAGAGGAGCGACAGCAAGGCGGCACCGCGTTCTTTGACGGACACGTGGAGGACGGGGACGGCAAAGCCCATTACCCCATCAAATTCACCATCGTCTGGGACGGATGCCCTGAACCCGTGGAGATCATTAAAACCATCAACTAACATCCGGGGCCTCCGTAATCCGGCCCGACAGCGCTTCGCCAAGCTCGTCGCGCAACGCTTCGGCCTCGGAACGATCCAGAGGAACAACGAGGTTCCCCACCGAACCGGCACGAGAGAACTCGACGAAGAACACATCAGGGCAATGCGCCAGACGGCTTACATGCACCGCCACACGTTCCACGCCAGCCATCACGCCACCTCCAACGGTTTCGCATAATCAGAACGACCAAGAAGGAAATCGACGCTCACATCGAAGAAATCAGCAATGCGGGTCAAGTCGCGCAAGGTGAACGGTCGCGTGCCGCACATTTTGTTGGAAAAGGTCTGCTCATGCATACCGAGAGCGGCAGCAAGGTCGCGCTGCGTAACTCGGTTTTGCCGGAGTAAGTATCGCACATTTGCTGTAACTCTGACGTTCTTAGCTAAACTCACATGTCAAGTATTACAGCCCAATGTGCATGTTTGGCAATTCTCGGCGTGTTGCACAGTTAAACAACTGTGTTTAATATGGAACCTATGACAGCAACAATAACAATGCCCAGCACCGCCAGCATGGCGGCCGGCGATGTGGCTATAACGAACATCAACATGATTATTTCTGTCCGTCATATCCCCAAGAAGGATGTGGCGGCGATTCTTGGCAAGTTTCCGCAGTCGTTCTCGCGCATGCTCAAGATTGGCTATCCGTGGACCTTTGACGACATGGTGAAAGTTGCGAATTATCTTGGCGTAACGCTTAACGATCTTACTGACGTTAATTTGACGGCGGCAAAAGTCCTGCAAATGCAAAAAACCGCCGTCCCGGATGATTCCGGGAACGGCGGTCAATTGGTAGCGGGGCATGGATTTGAACCATGGACCTCTGGGTATCCCAGAGGTCCAAGGTCCAAACCCATGCCCCGGCTTATCCTAAGTTTAGCGGCGTGACACATGATGTGTCATGACGAAAAAATGGGTAGCGCCCCCGTTATGGCGTGAGGAATTGACCGGATGGCTCGCGGCACTGAAGGCCGGTGGCCGTAGCGAGCAAACACTATTGACCAGACGGCGAAAAATGACATACACGGCCGTATGTCTTGGCGTTTCGCCGTATGAGGTCACCTGCGAGATGATGACAACGTGGTTCGCCTCACAGGATTGGAAACCGGAAACACGCAAATCATACCGAAACACGGTGTCGAGCTTCTTCGCATGGATGCGGCAGACCGGGAGGCGCACGGATGACCCAAGCATGGAACTGCCGAAAGTCAAACGTCCTAGACCTCATCCGCGCCCGTGCCCGGACAAGGTGATATTGGCCGCGTTGGCGCGTGCCAGCGAGTCCGAGATAATCATGCTGCGGCTCGGCGCCGAGTGCGGTTTAAGGCGTGGCGAGATAGGCCGGGTGTCCAGTGGCGACGTGGTTGACGATCTCGTTGGCCGGTCGCTGGTGGTCAATGGCAAGGGCGACAAACAGCGCATAGTGCCGTTGCCGGATGATTTGGCCGACCTGATAAGCGCGTGCGATGGGTACGTGTTCCCCGGCCGGTTCGGCGGGCACGTCGAGGAAAGCTACATAGGCGACAGACTGTCGAGCCTGCTCGGTGACGGATGGACCGCGCACAGCCTGCGCCACCGGTATGCTACCGCCACGTGGCAAGCCACGCACGACCTGCTGCTGGTGTCCAAGCTGCTCGGTCACGCGAGCGTGGAAACGACACAGGTGTACGTGGCAATGCCAGACGAACGGCTGCGCGCGGGCATGGCCGCCGTGCTGCTCTCAGCCTGACAGTTGCGCCCATGTGACGGTCTTCAACACCGCGAGAATCAACGCGCGGAGCTTGGTGTCATCGGGCGTGCTGCCTTTCAGATTGCCGATGCGGTCGTAGGCCATTAGTCGGCTCTCCACACGTACACATCGAACGTGGTTTTGTCCACGTACATCGCGCCGGCCACGCCGCTGCCGGTGGGAGCACCCTGGGTGAACACGATGCCCGGACCCGCCGGACCCGCCGGACCCGACGGACCCGCCGGACCGGCGGGGCCTTGCGCGCCGGTTTCGCCCCTGGCTCCGGCGGGGCCTTGCGCGCCGGTTTCGCCCTTCGACCCTGCGGTCCCTCGGATCCGCGTGGGCCCTGTGGTCCCTGTTCGCCGCGAAGACTGCCGATTTTTCCGAATGCCATGGTTAGTTCCTTTCTTGGTTGTTGGTGTAGAGGTCCATGGTGTCCAAGTCGAGGTAGATGTCACCCGGCTTGCCGTCGATGGTCGGGGAGCCGTGCCCGGTGAGGAACCGGGGCATGCTGTCGATCATGGTTTTGATGTCGCCGGTGACGGCCTGCCATGCGGCGAGGTTGCGTCCCGGTTTGAACGTGCGCGGGTCCACGTCCGTAAGTTCCGCGTATTCCAGCGTGCCGGCCGTGTCGGGCACGGTGAACCAGCGAATAGACCCGTAGGGCACTTGCTCGTCGGTTTTCCAACACCATTCGGGACCGGTGGGCTGGATGTCCACGGTGGCTTCGCCTTCTTCGTCCAGCACCACGGTGAACGTGTCGGGCAACACCACACTTGCGTCGTCGGTATGACGGGCGGATGGTTGGAACACGACCATGCCGACGCCGGCACGGGTGCCGCCGTTGGTCGGGGCGCGTAATCGTATGTGTACCATCGTCATGATTGGGCTACTTTCCGGCCATGCGCAGCGGATTGTATGCCACGCCGAAACCACCAGCGATAAGACCGCCCACGGTGGTGATGTAATCACCCACGGTCGGGTCACCGAACTGGGTGAAACCGAAACCGACCGCTACGGCGATGAGACCGGCCACATACGCGATGGTGCGCACGGTGTTGTTGAACACGGGTGTGTAGCCCTTCTCCGCGTCCGTGCTGCCGGTGGCCTTGTGGTCGGCCACGCCCGGCGTGTTCAATGGGTCGCTCATTTGCCCGTCCCCTTGTCCTTGGTGGTGATCTGGATGTCGAGCGTGGACAACTTGCTTTCCACGGCCTTGCGCACGGTGTCGGCGATGGTGTTCGGGTCCGCGCCGATGCTCTTGGCCATGGCCTCCAATGCGGCCGTCTGAGCCTTCTCGTACGCGGTCGTCTTGGCCTGCACGAATTGGCTGATCTGATCCGCGCGCGCCGCCCACGGGGCTTTATTGCTGCTGTGAATCTCTTTCACGCCGGCGTTCTTCAACACCACGACCTGGTCCGGGTGTGATAGGCCGACGCGGCCGGTTTCGGGGCTCCAGTAGTAGCCCACGCCGCTGTCGTCGTCCCAGATAACCAGTGCTGTGCTCATTTCTGTTTCTCCTTGACTAGATGGATTGGTTAACAATTGATTGGCGCGGTCGATGACCCGTTGGACGGGCAGACCGTTCGGTGCGCGGTCGGGGCATCCGTAATGGTCCGTGCCGGGTATCTCGCGGTGCAGCCACACGTTGCCGTTCAACCCGTCGTGCCAGAGCTTGCCGAGCCCGTAACGGCGGCTAATGTCCGCGCACAACTGTGCGGACGCTTCCACGCATGCGTCGGTCATGGGCACGCCTTGCATGCCGCCTTCATGCTCGATGCTGATGGTGCTGTTGTTGCTCGAAAAATTCGCGTCGGAATATGAGCCGTTGGCTTCGCTCACGTACTGGTGAATCTCACCCGTGCCGCCGATGCCGTAATGGGCCGAAGCCTGCGAACTCGGCCGCTGGAAAACGGCGTCTGTGCCGGCGAGACGGCCGACCATGATGTGCAGGGTGATGTGAGTCACCCGATGCCCGTTGCGCCCGTTGTAATGGTTCGGGCTGGGCACTTGTTTGATGTTCAATGCCATTGTTGTGTCCTTTTAGTTGTCGTGTTTGAACAAGCCTTCGGGCGGGTTCGGCGGGGGTGGTGGCGCGCCCCTGTATATGTGGTCGATGAGCGCGCGGTTATGCTCCCACAACAGATTCATGTCGGCCATGGTGTCCTTGAGTTCTGTTTGCGCTTCGTGGAGCATGTCGGCGCTGTTTTCCTCGTGGGTGGCTTTGTTGTTGAGCCACGCCACAACGGCCTGCACGGCAGCGCCGAACGCGACGCCGCACGCGCCGGCTATCGCGGTGATGAAATCCACCATGTTTCCTTTCAAATGAGACGGGATAACGCAGGGTTATGAGGCCGGCACTATCACAGGTCGCACCAACGCCGACGCTGTGCTGACCATCCCGTGGAAGCATCACACGACCGCTCCCAAGAGCGTGACAGTCACGGTGCTGCGTCGTTCCGATCAGTCGGATGTTTCGGTCTATAAGGTTGACGCATTGTTGTGGAGCGTGACCGCCTCATATGCGTGGGTGCGGTTCCGTAACCAGTTGACGGACTCGTGGGCCACGAATTTCGGTCCCGTGTCGGTGACATGGGCGGCGTACTGGTGACCGTCACCAGATGGCTAGGTAAGAGAACGTGAGCGGCCAAGACTCGGCCCAGTTGTGCGTGTCCAGACGCCAGAAACGCACTTGGAACTCGGTGGCGGTGATATCCCACACTATCGGGTTGAAGATTCTGGCTCTGTCGTCGCCGTCTTGGTTATTTCTGACGCGGGTTACGAGCACGGCCTTGGGTTTGGTCTTGTGCTTGGCGAACGTGACCATGGCCGCACCCAACTGTGTTGTCTGGATGGTGACGGTGCCGGACTCGTAACCCTGCGTTATCGCGGCGATCTGCGATTGCAATGAGTCGATTTGCGTGTTCTGCGCGTATTTAACCCATGCCGAACCGTTCCAACAGTAAGGCCCGTTGTTATTGCCGTCTGAGGTCACGTAGCCGGTTTGGCCGGTGGTGCCTCTCATCGTGGCGAGCGTGGCGAGCGTGGCCGCTATGACGGGCTTCACGCCCTGGATGGTCGAACGCTGGTCCACCAGTTTCAACGCGGCTTCCGTGGTTTCCGCCGCCTTTTTGAAACCGGCGGCCGCGTTCGATACTAGGTCGCCGCCTTCTATGTAGCTGATGCCGTAGATGGGTGTGGTTTTCATTCTTGGTTTCCTTCCCAGTTCGGCCGGTCGATGCCGGTCGTGCTTGTCGGTTTGTCGAAAACTGTGAACCCTGTCAATTCCGCGAACGTGAACACGCATTGCGCGAAGGTGGCCGGCCAGTCCGTGAAGTCCTGCCAGCGCATGCCGGTGTTCGCTGTGGAGTCGAGCGGGTACATGGTCGCTTCATGGGTCATGCCCCGCTTGTGGGTGAACGTGATACGCCCGCCGATGGTCGTGAACGCGCCGGAGAACGCCGGTCGCCCGTCCATGCCGGTCAACGTGCTCAAACGTATGCCGGTGATAAGCACGGGACCGGAGGGTTCGGGACGGAACAGGTGCGGGAACGACACCGGGTCCAGGTTCGTTCCAATGAACTTAATGGACTCGTTGCGCAGCCGGGTGTCGTGCGTGACGATCCACGATGCCGCCGCCTGCCGTTGCGCGTCGGACGGGGCGAACGTGCCGCCCGTGTGCAAACCACCGGAGTCGTCGCCGGCCACGGCGTCCGAATCGGCCGTGACGCTTTTCTGCGTGTCCGTGAGCCGTGTGGGCAGACGGCTCAAATCCGTGTAGACGGTTTCCATGTCGTCGTATTCCACCACGCCGTCGTTGTTCTTCGCGCGTTTGGTTTTGGCCACGGCCTGCGTGACCGGCTCCATGATGGACAGTTCCAAATCGCCGGCCACGAGATTCGCTGGCAACGTGTCACGGTGTTGGCCGTCCACGAGCACGTACGGCATGCCATCCACGCCCACATGCACCTGCACCGATCCGGCCAACGACAGCGGGCGGAGGGTGATGGTTTCACCCTGACAATGCTCGTACCATGCGGGCGCGGGCATGACGTGCGCGTACATGCGCGACAACAAGTCAAGTTGCGACGGGTAATTGTCGGTCTTGTACGTGGCGACTGCCGGGGGCAATTGCAACGATTGGGGTTCGGCTATGGGAGCGCCCGCCTGTTGGGCGCGCTTGTTGAGTTCCGCCAGCCGCGCGGCCGGGGTGCCGACCCAATGGCGTCCCGCGTGCTTCGCCTCACCACTGGTGGGGCCTTGTGATTGCAGGCGTTTCCACATGACCATCAGGCTTGTGGCGGTCAAATGGATGCGCCACATGTTGCCCAAGTCGGTGACGGTGCCGCCATGGCCTATCGTGCCGATGAACAGGGTGGGCACGTTCTCGCCCGGAGCTTCCGGTGCCGTGGGCACGTATTGCTGGTGCAGTTGGGCGATGGTGCCGCGTATCCGCTCCCATGCGCCCATGATGTCGGGCAGCATGTCCCACGTGGGTTCCGCGCTGAGTTGCACCAGCACGCGCGAGCCCGACAATGTGACGGCCTTGCCGGCCAAGTCGCCAGCCCGGTCGATCAGGTCGAACGTGAGCACCGCCGGATCGGGTTGGCTCACGGGTTCGTCGGCTCCCCACAAAATCGTGAAATCATCCAACGCGGCGATGTCCTGCCGATGGTCGTTGACCGGCTTCCACCCGTCGCCGGTGTCCAAGTACATGAATGGTTGTTGTGCCATCAGCGTCGCACCCCCTCGTAATCGGCTAGGAGTTTGCGGATGGCCTTGGCGGTGCCGTCCGGGTCCACCACGGTGCCGTCGATGTGCACCTCGTAGTTGTTGACCACGGTCGTGCCCGCCAAGCCCGCCCGTGTTCCGTTGGGCATGGCGGACATGCTCGTTGACGCTAGTCTGGTGTTGACGGATGCGATGGCGGTTCTCACCTTGCCTTGGAAACCTGTTTCAAGTCCCTGGGCGAAGCCCGCCATGATGGCTTTGCCGTGCGGGATCAGCAGGCGACGGTCGTAGCTGATCGGCCCCTTGTGCGAGGTGATCCAGTCGGCTATGCCTCCCACGAAACCGGTCACGCCGTCCCATGCGCTTTTCAATCCCCGGAGGAAACCGTCGATGATGCTTTTGCCGGCGTTCACGAGCAGGCCGCCCACGTTGCCCAATGCGGAGAGGATACGGCCTGGGATGCTGGAGAAGAAGCCGACCACGCCGTTCCATGCGTTCTGCGCGCCTTGTGCCGCGTTCTGGAAGAACGCGCCGATTCTGCCGGGTAACGCTTGGAAGAAACCGATTATGTTGTTCACGCAATTGCCCATGAACGCGGTGAACTGGCTCCAGATGTTGCGCCCAGTTTCGGTTTGGGTGAAGAACCACGCCAGCGCGGCCACCAACGCGCCTATGGCGGTGACCACGATCATGATTGGGTTCGCGTTCATGGCGACGTTCAACGCCCATTGCGCCACTTCGGCGGCGGCAGCGGCGATGCTGAAGCCCTGCAACGCGGCCACCACGGCGCTGATGGCGCTGGCCACCTTGAACGCGGCGAGTCCGCCGCCGATGGCCACCAGCGCGCCCGCGATGGGTTCGGCGTTCGCGCTGACCCAATCACCGAACTGGGTGAGCTTGTCGGCCACCGCCTGGATGATACCGGCCGCGCCGTTGAACGCGTCGCCCAACTGGGTGCCGATGCTTCCCGCGTCGGACAATCCTTGCAGTCCGGGCGCTATCGTGGTGGCGATGTCGGAGAACGCCTGGCCCATCGAGCCGAGCGCGCCGCCCACGG